TCAGCAATGAAGTCGATGAGTTCATCGTTACAATCAAGTTCGAAGCGTTCGCATACAAAATCAACACAGATGTCGAGGGGAGGCATCATCTCCAGCATGAATGTTTCCAGATCTGATTTAATCTCTTCTTTGAGTTGATTCATGTCTGCTCTCATAGCAACGGTGCAGGGATCGAGGAAAGGTGTTTTGTTCATGTATCTACAATACACGGTTTCCGCCCCTGTGCCAAAATCGTGTGACACCTCTCCAACTGGTCGGCAGCCGACTGGTTTGTGACACTTAGTGCCCTACACTAACTCTTGTTGATATTGCATCCATTGCTCTTCTACGACTTCATCTACACAATCTTGAATCACGGTATAGATGTAATCAATATTTCCTACATCATCGAAGATACGTCTCACCAATGCAGGATCTTCTACGGTGTTATCATAATCAATCTCACCATCTTTGTCCTTCAAGTGACAATCATTTTTAGTGTAAATCCAAGCGCCACACTCTGCATCTTCTCCCAATTCTTTGATCATACTATTCACACGGTCTTGAAGTTGCTTGAGAGTGTAGTTCATGATTTGAATGAAATGTGGATTGAGTAAGTGTTACTTAGTAATCAACTTTCCCGTTGATGTAACCTTCTACGTCAAACTTCTTATCATCTTCATATTCTTCTTTGTATTCAATCACATCATAAATCTCACCTGGCATGTCATTGATCTCAGAAAAAATGTCGGTGTCGAAAGTGTCGTAATCCATTTTGATGAAAATTGTTTGACTTGAAACTACAATACACGATTTTCAGAACCGTGCTCATTTACTGTGCCACTAATACTTTTGGCACATAGTGTTACGTAACAGGGAAGTTTTTACACACAGCATCACATAGGAACTTTATCAAAGTATCTTTTTCTTCTCCATCATAATCATCACCACAACAAGCAGTGAAAAATTCATCAACGATTGAGTCAATATCTTCCATCAATTGTTCGCGATTCATTAACATTTCCAGATGTGGGTTTGGAGTGAAAGTTTTCAAGAGAACTTTTTTGAACTTGAAATAACAATAACCCCTCACGAACGAATCCGCAAGGGGTTGGGTGCCACTTCTACAATTGGTTTTATTCGCAATAAGATCTTGTTATTGAGAATAAGATATCTTTAAAACCAGTCCACGAACTGGCACAATCAATACATATCTGCCAATTCTTTTATGTTAACTTGTACATTCTCGCCACCTTCAAGACCTAGGACTTCTTTCCAGTCATAATCTTCTAGGGGCAAGTCATCATAACACTCTATATCGAGAGTGACACTAACCAGGCGCTTAGTAGTTGTGTACATGTGTCTAGTGGCGAGATGTGTGATGTATACGTGTGTATTATATCATGCGTAATGACGATACGCAAGTGCCTCATATGTGTCATTATCTCGTGCGTATTCGTCGTCTTGTTGCACGTCCTCATCTAGTGCATTATATGATTGCGCCCACATGTCATAGGTCTCGTCGAGATCATATGTATATTCAGGTGTGTATGAATATTCTAGATCGTAATCGTCGTACATAACTCGTCGAGATTTGATTAGTTTACTTTATGATTATACTGTATTTTCGACGAGATTGCAACCTTCTTGTCGCACCTATGTCTCGTCGAGATGCATAGTAGTATATATGTATATAGTCGAGACTTATGTCATTATTGTAACATATATCTAGTCTAGAAATCTCGTAGCGTATATAAGATCTTCTAATCTCGCCTAGAAAATCGCGCCCCGTGGGTTGACAAACTCCGCGTCTCATGCTACGCTCGCTTAGGTTACAATAAGAACACACATTAACACACAATACTCAGCAATACCCCACATTAATGAGAATTACTTATTGCAATTGAGAATCATTATACATTAACTCAAATTATTATAAAAAACACTCTCTAAAATACAACATATCCTAGATAATATAAAATAACCGTTATTTATAATACCATTTGGAGGGTAGTTTTGCAAGGCAGTGTATATCTAATCATCAACACCGATACAGGACACAAATACATCGGAAACACCACAAGTATGCTCAATAAAGAGTGGAAACACCATATTGAGTGTGCTAACCGTATGTCCAAAGAACCATTACATATTGCAATGCGTAAGTATGGTAATCATACATTCAATATAAAAGAAATAGATGCCTGTAATGAATTAGATCTTATTGAGAAAACAGAGTATTGGATAGGAAGATATAAACCAGAATATAATGACAGTAGTAATATTATAATAGAAGAACCTCCTACTCAGACCTTTACAATTAAAGAGAAGAAACCTAAGAATATTCCTACATTCACAGATGAAAATAGAGGAACTGGTAAACACTCTGGTATACGTATTCAGAGTATGAACATAGAAACAGGCGAATTAAAAGAGTGGGAGAATGCAAGAGTTGCGGCAGCAGAACTTGCAGGTAATCCAAATCGTAATGCTAACATACTAAAATCAGCACGTAAGGGTTACATCTCATATGGTCATAGATGGAAGCTGCTTGAACACAAGACCAAAAAGAAACCAGTGAAAGGTATTCATAAGATCACATGGGAAGAGATCTTCTTTGAATCTAAAGCAGATGCTATCAGACGTTTAGGGAATGGGACTCACGGAACCACATTAACAGCATCTCTTAAAAGTAAAGGTAGATACACATGGCGTGGTTATATGTGGTTCTATGTGCAACCGTAGGTTTTTAGAATGTCTTCCAATACTTCGGATTTATATACCCCACCGAATACTTCATCTTCTCTGATTCTTTGAGTGTTATGATACAGTCACCGGAAATCGCAAGTCGCTCGCCAGAAAAAACCTCGGATACAGAATCTGTCCCATGGGGAGTCTTACTTGGAAATATGCATATTGTTCCCTCTTTACTCTCTATAGAATACTTCTGAGTTGATTCAAATGTATACTGATCTATGAATGTATCATCCTCATGGTAATAATCAAATACACTCTGAAATAACTCATTACCCTTCTTCTTATTATAAAATGATAATGCATGTGATTCTTCTGGGGCATTTACATAATATGCATAAGACATATGTGCTGGGGCATGTAGATGCTCTGGAATTAATTCCTCACTATCATAACTCCTTGAGATCCAACTCTTCGTATGATAAACATCAAATACATCCCTTAATCCTAAGATCTCCATATAATAGATCTTAATATGTTTGGTGATCTCTTTCATCATTGCCACCGCACATTCTTCCGTATGAATAATCGGTTTACCCTCATGTTCTGATACGGTATTAATATCCCCGCTGCTTTCTTCTATACGTGGAAACTCATACTTTGGATAGATCTCTCTATAGAATACTTCCTTGTGCCGTGCATGATCTTCCATCTCTCCAACATATACACTGGTTGGAAATATATTGTGCAACTGATAATTTACCACTTCTTTAACGGGCACTTTGCTGCTCTTAATGCAGTCTTATTCATCATAAAACATCCGCATTCTCTACACCTCTTCCTACCATGTTCAAAACTAGGACATGCTTGGCACATATCATATCTACGTTGTTGTTCAAATTGGTCTACAAATATATTCTGCCCAGCAAAGATATCATCCCCGACATCCTTCATTAAATCAACTAAATTCCTTCCTTGTTCTGCCAATCCTGGCATCTCTTTCTTCTCTTCATTCTGCGACATGAAACCACCCCGTTACAACATACTTCATTCCTTTTGTAACCAATCCACCCCTATGTGCATGGGTCATTCCTGCTGGCCATAATAATAATGTTCCCCTCTTTGGTACTATCCTCTTGTGATAATACAGAAACTCAGTCTCTCCTCCCTCAAAATCATCATTCAAATAAAACATCCATACAACCTTTCTGGAAGCATGTACTAATGTTGAATTCTCATCGTGCCATACATGATAACCTCCACCAGCTGGTGTCTTTTGTATCTTTTGTGTGGTTGAATACATTGCAATCTTTGCCAGATGCCCGTACTTATGAGTGTATTGACTCAAACAACTCATTAATACATCATTTAAATCACGTTCTGGCATGTCTACCATTGTGCCTGACATATGTGATAAATCAAGTGCCCAATCAAATCGTCCCGCAATCGTATTTTCAAATTGATCGTTCTCACACCATACTGCATTGGTTTGGTGATAGTGATCAAATGCCTCAATGATTGCATCACAAAACTCGGGACTTAAAGCATTATCATAAATGCCAATAAAATCCTCATAACGACCAGGAATCTCTCCCTGATTCTCTTCATTCTTTGTTGAGTTTTCTTTTAATGTCTGCATAGGTTGTTACCTTAAAACTTTCAAAATGCTGTTCCCATTTCTTTATCGGACAACTTTCCAAGGGTTCCATTGCCTTACTATCAACTGGACATCCACATAATTTACATGATCTTCTAACTTCAGTATCATATTCAGGATCTTCATCCTTAATAAACCATTCACAACTCTCACATATTTTGATGCGCCTTTGCTCCTCAGGAGTTAGACACCATCCACATACAGAATCTTCATCAGAACTCCAAACTTTGAAGCAATCAAATACATGTCGAATAATTTCTTCTTCAGTCATAATTGTATTCTCACAATTTAATCATAGCATAATAATTTATATTGTCAATTAATTAAGTGCTTCCTTTGTTATTACTGTTATTGGTTAGAAAAACTTGTGATTTTGTTGGTGTGAACATTGCATATCCTGCGGCACCACCAGCACCAGTTCTACCAGTATTATTACCACCACCAGCACCAAATCCACCACCAGATTTTCCAGAAGATCCATTATTTGGTGCCCTTCCGCTATTATAAGCATTTCCGCTTGCACTTCCAACTGAACAAGTAGAATTAGTCTTAGAACCTCCAGCACCGCCAGCACCAGCAGGTCCATTAGCGCCTTTACCTTGTCCTCCTCCACCACCAGCACCACCGCTGGGAGTATTGCCAGTATATCTGTGCCTATATTTACATTTTTTCGTCACATTCTTATAACATCCCATATCTCCCGCACTTCCCCTAAATCTTCCCTGCCCACGACATCTCTTTCTTCCACCATTTCCATTACATGATGTTCCTCTCCATCCACCACCTGCCATATGATTTGGTTGTCCATTTACACCATCAACAAGTTTATTAGCATCGCAATGAGATCCTGGACTATTATTACAGGAATCCTTACTTCTAATTGTGCCACCTGTGTTAAAGGTATTCCCATTAGAAGTGCTAAAAAATTGACATTGTTTGGCACTTCCATTATTTCCAGCTCTTCCTCCTTCTCCTCCTCCACCACCACCAAATAATCTTCCACTATTGGTATTAACCCTAATGATTGCACTTGCACCACCTCTATTTGAAACTTGCCTAACATACATGGCAGTTCCACCAGCATTTCCATTGGTCTGATTGGTAGTTCCACCTTGTCCACCATGACCAAAAACACCAGTGGCACTAGTAAAATTATTAGTATCTCCAGTGGCAGTATCAACATCAATATTCAAATTATATGCTTCAGCATCAAAATTTAATGCGGCACCTGCCTTATGATCATATCCAGCATGAGATTGTCCTGATGGTGCAGATCCACTCGTCAATCTTCCATTGATATTTGCAATTTTAGGAACATTTTTATTCAGATTACTATTCCAATTTGCATTAGTAAGAGTCAAGTTTACACTATGATTAGACTGTGTAATGACATACTCTTTTATAACACCCTGGTTACTTTGCCCTCTGAAATCACTGAAACTAATTGGACCTGACGTTGCAACTGTTGAGTTCTCAGTTGCATCAGGAACAAATACATTGTTACTATTGAAATCAAAATCATTCCTCGTTAGATCTTTATCTGTTTTCCTATAAAAAGAACTAAAAGGAACTGAACTACCTTGAGGTGCTTCAAACCATCCAGCAATACTGTTATTAGCATCACCAGATCCACCACTCAATTTAATGGGATTATTTCCACCAAGTGCTTTCTGCGTATTAACGTTAACAGTCATTTATCAACGGACTTTTTTTTATTTATCAACCAAAGTATACTTAATTGCAATAGTAAAGCGATGATGATCTCTGAATGATGTTGCTCTATGCAATAATGCGGCATCAAACATTACCATTCTATTTGGTATTGGTGGAACACCTTTAATAAAATCAGTATCATATATTTGAGTTTCTCCACCATCATCAGGTTTCCATTCCATATTCGGATAATATAAGAATGTCAATTCACCTTCATCACCATCAGTATGAAAATATGCAATCTCTCTTGGTGCAAAACAATTTACATACATCCGATAAAGTGTATACTTATCAGCATCAGGACCCATTGATTGTTCAATCCTTCTTTCAATCAATGGATATATTTCTTCTGTTGGTGGTATATTATGAATCAACCCAGTTGGGGGTGTTTCTGCATTATCAACCTCACCATAGTTATAAGAACAATTTTCACAATAAGTCAGTATAAACTGATGTTGGCGTTCGGTAAAATAATTATCAGATACATTAACTTGGTTCATTTTCTTCTATCTCATCTCCAAATTTAGTTATTTTAACATTAAATGAAATTGTTATTCTTGGATACTCTGGTGTTGGTAATCCTGCTTTAACTTCATGTTCCAAGTATGAAGGAAACATTACTAAATCACCTTCTTTGGCGTTTACATGAAATTTATCGGAATAACCAGAAAATCCTGTTATTTCATGTGAACCCGATCTTACTAATTTTAGGGGATCGTCAAATGTTAGTGGTGAATGTATTTCAGGATTATAACTCAAAAAATGAACACATGCATAATGATTTGGATCATTATAACTACCAAAATGTGTATGTGATTCTTGATACTCTTGATCTATGTAATAATTATACCATATATCTTTGATCTCACATTCAAAAGATGTATTAAAAAATGCCCCCATTACTTTAATATACTGATTCTTTATTTCATTATTTGGTCCATCTTCTGATATAATACTTTCATTAAATTCATCATCCTCAAATGACGTAATTAATTTATTGGTCAACCATCCATCAGGTGGATTATCATGTTTACCTGATGATTTTTTTATCATTGGGTATACTAATTCCTGTATCCTACTATTATCTCCCACAGAACTTTGAAATATTGATACAGGGAATAAAGGAATTCGATATCTACTCATTGTGGATCACTATAACAATGCTGTTGTGATTTATATTCATTAATCATAAATGCTTTTCCGACTCTTCACATAAGTCAAATCCTTCCACTGAAAAGGATAACAACAAAGCAGAGTATGAATATACTTATGTTTCTCTTCCCTAGTATACTCACAATTAGGTTTAGGTTTTACTCCAGTCTCAATCGTAATATAAGCACTATCAACAAAGTATATCCATCCTTCATGTATAATACCGTGATGATTCCATATTACATAATCATTGATCTTTGGAGTATAGGTCATGAATACAATATTGCTTCTAATGAATTTAGGTTTAGTTGCATTGCAGTGTATGGAGTTGTATCATTAATTGATACTTCCTTACCTATCTTATTTGAGTTGATGGGGGCATAGTAAGTGTTCTGAGTGCCTCTCTTTGCTGTTGTCTTTGTTTTACAGAATCCCCAGATACAATAAGTGTCATTACCATCATTGTAAACAAACTCACGATTACATACAGTCCAGATTGCCACAGTAGTAGTGTTCTTGCGAACGACTTTGTATCTGTATCCTTGAGGTGGTTCATGGTGAAAATCTGGGGGTAGTTCAATCATTATCGGGAACTGCTTTAATCCTATCGGGACTAATACCTTCATTCAAAAGATAGTTGATCCTATCTGTTGCAACTTCTTTGGTTAGTTTTTTAAACTCATCTCCAGGAACTTCCCACCCAGTCGTGGTAAATTCCATTACTTTGTATAGTTTTTCCATTAGGTAGTAAATGCCTCCACAACACGGGATGTTTCTTCTGCAATGACAGCAACTTTCGGTGCTCTTTTTACTTGTGTAATGATATTTGAATCATATTTGCTATCAAGATCATCACGCCAATCAAGTAGAACATCGTGACACTCATGGTCATCTTCTGCAACTACTGCGACCATTCCACCATACTCAGATGAAGGGAAAGGAACCCAGTATTCAACCAGATAAAGATTCTTCATTGCTCCTTTTGTTTTTCCTTAGTAATACTAGCAGAATCATTTAGATTAGTCAACTGTCGCTGTAGTTCATAATAAACTGGATTTAGATGCATGTAAATGAATTGTTTGTGTTCATTGTCCGCTGTCAGTTCAATAATGTTTTCTACCTGCTGAAGTGCTGATAATAGTAGAAATACCTCATCTTTTATTACTTTAGGTTCAATTTCTTCTCCCATCAGAGAAATTCATTCATGAAGTAATCAACAGTCACTTCCATTTTAGCAGCAGTATTCTCAACAAATTGATCTACAATTTCTGGTGCATCCTCTTTAACGATTGCATACCATTGATACCACAATTCAGGATTAGTAGCAGGAGTTACTGAAGTAGACATGTTGGCAATCCAAGTGGTGTATTCAGAAGGAAGGTTCGCAGATTTGGTCATCTTTTGTTTCACAGATTGAGGTGTCCATGCCATCATAGATGGTCTTTAATCGGTCGTGAAGTGAAGGAGCACTACCGTATGCTTTTGCAATACGATGTTCATCAGCATAATCTAATAGTTGCAGAGCAGAGAGTAAAACTCCAATTTCTTGAACATTGAGTGCTACCTGCTTTTCATGAGTCATTCCAATTACTTTGAACTCTACAACATTAATTATATCACATTGTCTCTAAGTCGTATTGTGCCTGTAAGTGCATCAGGGTTTTAAGATTTTCAATTGCTGTCTGCATTGCTAATCGGGAATAACCCGTTGCGTAGGGGTAACCCTGCTTCTCTGGATTGTTCGGTGCTGTATAACAAACATTGACGGCATCTTCAAGTCCGTCAATAATAGTTTCAAGGTCAAAGTTGCTAATTTTATTCATGGACATTAAGAAGATCCTCTTGTTGTTGGCGAAGAAAAGAGATGGATTCGTTGATTTCGGTTACTTCTTGGAGAAGTTTCAACTTACGCTTAGACAATTCGATGATACTTTTGTCAAGTTCACCAATATGCATATCACGTTGAGATGTAATAATTGTCAAATCAGTGCCTCCATCTTGATACCTTTCTCAGCAAATGCATCAGCAACCATACCACACAAGGAAGTTACTTCAAAGTCGCTCAGTTCCCACAATTCACCAGCAACCTCAATCATCTCCTGAATGTTTTCAGAAACACTCAGCATCTCAGCAATTTGTTCTTGATTCATTTCAATGTTGTTGGATATTTTGTTTTCCCGAAAATCAACCCAATCAGCAGAAATAGAAGTGATCATGAGAAAAGTGAAAAGATGATAATGATAATAGGAAGAACGTATAGCATCAGCAGTAAAGAGGTCTATACTCATCAGCAGGCATTTTCTCAATATTATAGTCAGTAACCTCAGCACCTTTAGCAATACGGGATGCCCACTCATGCTTGGCATCAATCATACCAATTGTGCTGTATGATTTCATACCATTAGCACGGAAAGTAACACGTTTGGTGAAACGTTTGATTACAACTTTCATACCCTTAACATCATCTGCCTCAGCAATGAAAGCCTCAGGAAAGAAATCAACGATGCAGGTTTGATTGGTGAGTTGCATGGGGTGTGTTCCCTTGATTACTTTGTAATTATAGCAGGGTGGTGGTGCCCTGTGGAGGTTTGGTGTCCACCTTACCCACTGGCACACCCAGTCTTTATTTCACTTCTCTTTCAAGTGTAAGATCAGGTGCAAAGAATATCTCCACACCACCGTCTTGAGGATCTACACCATCAACAACCCACTCTTCATAGCAGGCGATTGCATCAAAGTTGCGGTTATCTGCTGCACAAGTTGTCATCGCTTTGAAATAAGTTTCTGCCATATTATCAATCATTTCATCCTTTTCATTGGTGTTGTTGAACTTGAACAGATCAGAAGTGGTGTTGAACATTGTTAGTTAGTGGCGTAAGTTTGTGCGATGGCGTCAGACTTAAAGCGTCTGCATAACTTAAACAGCAGTTTCAAATCATCTGCAATTACATAACGGAACGAGTCGGATTCAATAATAAACTTACCATCTTCTAACCACACTTGAGGGAGTTGTTTCTTGTAGATTGGGAAGTCAATTGGCATGATTCAGGAAAAAAGAGGAGTTACAGTGTGGCGCTTACAATCACGATTGCCAACATACTTATCAACCCACCGAACTAATCGATCATTCTGGGATACTTTACCCTTGAATGTTGTGGGTTTCGTTGGCATCGTGCGGTTGAACTCTTCAACATTACCGTCACGATATTCGATGCGAATGTTGTAAGTTGCTGTTGTAGTTTTCATCACCAGATTTCTGTCCAACGTTTGTGGTTTACTTTAGTGATTCTGCCCTCTGCAAACATGCTGTCACAGACTCGGCAGAAAACTTCAAACTTTTGTTCACGGGTGAGAGTGTCTGAATCAGTGCAGTTAGCCATGATCCTGATCATTCGTGCTTTGTTCCTGATCATTGCCCTCTCTTGATTACTTTGTAATTATACTGCCCTCAGGCGGTTCAGGAACGCTTGCTGTGCCACTTTTCCCTCTGACACACCAAAAGTATCACTCATATACCAATCATATAACCTTACTTCTTCCTCTCTTGCCTCAATTTCATGTGGTTGATGCTCATAGTCCCAATTTTCCACGGGTTCTTGTGAATAACACAATTTTCCACTGCGAAAGCGCAGAGAACCATCTACCCATTGCTTCAGATGCGTCAGTTCGTGTAAAAGAGTTTTTACATACAACTCCCTGTCCATATGAGTTTGAAGTTCAATTAGGAAGTTACGGGGACGATAGTTATGACCCACAACATCGCAATAACCAATAACTTGCTCACTCTTCAATCCACGATGTAGAATATCCACCGTGATTTTATGACGTGGGAAAAAGTTATTCAAAAACCAAGAGGTAACATCCTCACAGATGATCTTAGAATAACCGTATCCAGAATGATAGATGTGAGACATTGACCCCAGTGTAGAAACCAAATGAACGATGATACGAATAAAAGTTTTTCTTTTGATGTCATGCTGGTGCTACATTCCATTCATCTGTTGGAACCATTGTTTTGATAACGTGTTCAACATTTTCGATTCCATAAACTACAACTTTTTGAGTTGAAGAGTAACCACCTTTCTTTTCACGTTTCCATGAGACAACCCATCGATCACAGGATATTTTCATACCCAATTCTCCATAAATTCTTCAAGTGTGTAACCCTCTCCAGTTGATGTTTCTTCAATCAATTGTTCGATTGTAAGTTCTTCCATCTCTTTACGATATTCTTCTGGTGTTGGATCTTCTGGATCATAATCATCGTGGCAGAGATAGTCCCACTCTGCCACAAGTGCATCAACTAATTGTTCTTTAGTATAATCCATAATCAGCGAACATAAAGATAAGAACCTGCCCAATCTGCATTCTCAAACAACCATTCACGTTGCTCAATCAATCGCAGATCGAAACGCACACCTTTAGCAGGTGATTTGTATGATGCTGCCTTGTAAACTTCACCAGTTTTCTTATCAATAAAGGCATGAACTGATTCACTCTGACCATCTACACACTGCATCACTTTGTGATACTTACGACCAGAGATTAGTGCATAAGAATAGTTACGACCATTCGGATACCGACTCTGATAATTTTGCTGGAGAGCATCACATAACATCAGAGAATACTTAGTAACATTCAACTGATTGGTGTTGCGTGCATCCTGTTGAGCAACGTAATCAGTGAAAGTGGAAGTCATGGTGGTTTGCTTTGTATGAATGTATTATAGGGCATCTTGAGAGGGTTTCAGGATGCCTTAGGACACTTAGGCAAGTGGACCAGCAGGGATCTCCACAGGTTCTGGTGCTACCATATCTTCAAACTGGTGCATATCATATGCAAACCAGTTACCATTACGGAAGATATAGGAGTATTCTTCACCATCAGTAAAAAACTCTTCCATATCTTTATCAAGACGTGGTGCATTACTTTCAAGAGATTCGCCACGGGAAGTGTAATACAGAGCACCAGACTCAGGCAGAGTTTCATTACCCCAACCGGCATTAGTCCAGGTGCAGGACATATTACCACCGTTAATCAGTTGTGATGCTTTCTCCTTAGTATCATAGAAGTTGCGGAGAACTTTACCATTAAACTCAGGATAACCATCATAATGACAATAAACAGAGAGAATAGAAGCATCACTGAGTTCAATGCCGATGCGTGAGCGAGTTCCCATAATGAAAAAATAATGGATTTGTGAGAGGGTGACCAGCGCCTCTGATTGGTTTAGTCTCTTAAAGAGAGGTCGTGATGGGAAGGTCTCCCCTCCACTCATCTAATATACACGAAAAAGGGGGGTATGAAACCCCCATTGTGCCACTTCTTAAAGTGTCATATCTGGAGAGTAACTGAACTTAATATCACCATCCCACCCACGTTGAGTATGAACGGCAGCAAGTTGAAACCCTAATTGAGGCCATGGTTTCGTAGGTGTAGGCACATTGTATATCTCTTTTAATGCAAATCCTGCCGATCTCATCTCACGTATTCTACGTTTTGTAGTATAGTGATTAATAGTTGTGAGATACACAATATTGTCAGCGATTTCCATACCATGTGCAAGGAATTTTTGCATCAAACTCCATGGTGGGTTGGTGATAATCCAATCTACTTTATTATTGTAAGTTAGAAAGTCTTTATCCTCTGCAAGTTCACACCACTCGTTGTTATCACCAGGAAAGTTATCATAAAATGCACCTGTTCCCCTACTAGGGTCAAGAATGACACCAGTAGGAGCAAAATGATTGATAATCTCCACTGCCAGATATTCTGGCGTCATGACAATATCCTTATCAGGAGTATTTTTAGGTGGACAAAATGCTCTCATTTGTTGAACTTACGGGGGGCAGAAACTACAGTGTAATTGATATCTTTTTTTGTATATTTTACACCAGCAGCAATCAATTTGTCAATGTGGAGTGAACATTGAACACGACGTTGATTCTTACTATCAACCTTTGGATTAAGTTTGAACAATGCACTACTATCTTGTGCTTGTTCTTGAAGCACCTGACGTTGAGACTTGGTGCTTAATTGTGCTTCCTTACCAGAAGGAATGCTCTTTACATAGTCAACAAATTCACGTACTTCTTGAATATCCATATTACCCCAGAGTGCTTTATCATCGTCTGGAGTGATGAAGAACTCATATTCAGTATGAAATACTTTCTCTTTACCTACCTGAGTATACTGACCAACAATAAGACGATAGTTGGTGTGTGTCATCTTACGGACAACATCTGAACAGCAAATAGTATTGTTCTTGGTAGTTTTGATGCTACCATTGTAATCAACTATAAATTCTTTGGATAAATCAAACTCAGAAGTATATCCGTTTGGTTTTAATGCATCATATTCATCTTTAGATATACCAGTTCTTTCACGAATAACACAATCCTCATAAAGGTTACCGTGTGCTTGGACTTCCATGATAAAGTGCCGTATGGATCTATTATAGAGCATAAAAAAGACCCCATAAGGGTCAATGTGCCACCAATTCAACTGTCACATTCAATCTTCATAAACTAAACATTCAGGTTCTGATGGGTTGGCATCACAGTATAATTCAAGTGATGTAGGATCGTGATGATCACCTGCTTCAATATCTACCTTGTGATGTTCAGCATACTCTTCTAATTCGTGCAGTTCACCTTCAATATGACGACGTTGGTTAGGAGAAATCATTGGATTGTCAAGGATTTCTTTATCCTTCTCTATGTGTTGTTCGATGCTATCCATTAGCATATTTGTAAAGCGATGTTACTATTTATTACATTATCGCACTAAGACGTTAAATTTTCGTGGGTATTTTTTAATCTATTAACTAAATGTTCAGCAAATGCTTCCATCTTTTCTGGATGAATTTGTTGGATTCCTGCATCTTTTACGGCACTATTGATGCTAAAAATCTCATTTTCATCTAGTTTTTTCGCTTTAGATGGAAGTGTCATAGATTTGTGTCCTTTACCTTCATATTTTAGCGTTTCCGCACAAAATTAGTTAGTAATTTAATGTTTTCTTTAAGATTAAGTTACAATTCTTAATCATCATCAAAAAAGTTGCCAAACATACCCTTACTGCCTGGTTCACGATTTTCAAGTTTATCGAGAATAGAATCAGTTGCACGAAGAGTGTCAATCTTATTGATCATATCGGCAAGCACACCACAAACAACTGGACGCTCTTGTCTTGCAGCGAACGCAAGTGCATTTCGTAAAGATTCTTCTGCCTCTTTTAACGATTCTTCTACGGAGTTTGATAGTGCCATTAACTGTTTTTAGATTTTTTAAAATTGGGCAATTCAGTATAGTCTGGCCACGTTCCTTGTGATTCCGCAGTAGAGTTGTAACTACTAGCACCAGATGCTATTGTATAATTTTTAAAGGGATTAGGTCGATTTAGATCGTTACGATTATAATCATAATAATACGTTGAATGTTCGATCTTTTCACCAGTTGCAGTCAAATCAAATGAATAATCCTGCGTTGGTTCATTTAATCGAATAACATCAAGTTTACTCATAAGTTCTTTACCCTTACGAACTTCTCTATGGTGCTCTTTGATGTGATCTTGAATAACTTTTTCAACTTTTATATAAAGATCAGAAGTCATCGAACGTATCATTTTTAATTGCCTCTTCAATAATAGCAGTAATTTCTTTACTTGTCAAATTATTCAAAAAATTCCATTTAGGATCTTTTTTGTCCCACTCAAGAGCAAAAGAACCATCATCATTCTGATGAACTTTTAGAGAATCAATCATCAAATACCTTACACATAGGTGAACCAGGGTGATCATCACAGAACTTATCTAACACCTTATCTTGATGTCTGTTTTGTGGATCAGAGATCTTACCTTCTGTCTTTGGATCCCACTCATCAGATGAATGTTCTTCATTACAGTGTAGATCTACCTTGTATTCGTTCCACTTATCATTAGGATCATAAAGTGGATCGGATGGATCTTTCTGGCGTGGTTGTGACATTAGTCTTGCTCCTTATTGAATAGTTTACGACACTTTTTAACTTCTTTGAGTTCATCCTTGATCATTTGATAAGCATCTTCAGGAGTGATACGTCTTGACATTTCCATGGCAATGGTGTATTCAACTCTTGTGCCAAAGTGTTTAAGTGCTTCTTCAAATGAATTTAGTTCTTCATACATAATCAACCCAATCTCCTGCCGCTAGGTGCTGGTTTTGATAGAACATCGAATTTATGTTCCAAATCTTTTACTCTATCTTCAAGAAGTTTTACTCTATCTTCAGTTCTGATAACTTTTTTGTTACCACCAAAAAGATTTTTAATTCCCTGTTTGATTCCCATCTCTTAGTTTGCGAACCTCTTCAGAGATATATATCATTTCTGACTGAAGACGAGAAATCTTTTCTTCGTGTGCTTTAATCCACTCTTTGTGGATAATCTCGTCTAACTCATCATCATAATCGGTAGGAAGACTATGTTTTTCTATTGCCCAAGATGGGGGTTCTGATGTTTTCCAGGGATACAACGCATCCTCTAGTTCCATCACAATACCCCACAACCAAACATGTAATGTGCGAATCACAATTTTCCACTAACGACACCAGAATTTACCACACGAGTATAATTCTGAAGTGTGCCATCTTGAAGACATTTAAGGTGCCATCTTGACATTTCAGTAACACCATCCTCGGTTGCACCAGTAAGAAAGTGTGCTCCAAGTGGTTCTTTTAGAATGGATGTAAAGAGACCGAACATACTTTTTTTAATATAGAAAGCATCATCAATCCACACAACATTGTCTGGAATATTCTTTTCAATTGTGTTATTAGGACCCAGCGTCGATGCTAGTGTCGGTTTCTTCTGTTCCGTCATCGCCTTCCCCCTCCTTTACTTTATTGAATCCAAATGGTCCTGCTGATTTTTCTTCCAGTGCTACTTTCAGTGCAACACCACCGATTGCCTCCATACATCTTAGAATGTCTTCAGTCTTAGCATCTTCACCAAGTTCTTTGGCAACATACCAATACTTAGGCCAAAATGTTTGACCTGCCAATTCATAATCTTCGAGTGTTAATAGTTTCATTTACCTACTCCGTAATCAGGTGCTGCCTCTACCTCAAGTTTTTTAATATCTGGATGAGGAGCATATAATGGTCCGCTATAATTGTGAGGTCGTTTTAAATTAAGATTAGCAATCTGACGCTCAGTTTCTTTAGTTGTTTTATGAAGTTGTTTTACCGCAGCAATAACTTCAGGAGTTTCTTCCCACTCCCAAGTATCACCTTTGGATGATGCAAATTGTTTGGTAGTCATGAATAAAACTCCCTAGCGTTTTTTAATGTGGTAAGCAAATGCATATTACCTTTGAAGTATCCTAGCACAATAATACTCAATGTGACAAGTATGGTCCCCAAGAACATTATGGTAGGAACAATAGGATCTTTAGGTAGCGTTGTCGCTGAAGTATTGATTTTTTCTGAGTCCGTATCGTTTGATGTGTTTGTCTCTGTGATCTTCACATTGGAAGTGGCAGACTCTGGTGTCGTTTCCATCTTTATATTCTAGGCGGAAGGGAAAACTTTCAAATGGGAACATTTCTTCGTGTGATAGTTTCTTTCGCTTAAGTTTGAGTTCAGGTTTCTTTTTTGTAGTAGGTTTTTTGGTGGCAGTTTTTTTTACCGTAGGTTTCTTCGCAGGTGTTAATGAAGGTTTCTTCGCTTGGGGAGTTGTATTTTTTGTCGAACTCTTTACCTTCGCTTTCGGAGTTGTAGTAGTTTTCTTCTTCGGTGGCATTAATCATTACTCTCCAAACTGAACGATCATTTGAAACCTTTACTTTCCTTCTTTCTATCCAAAACCTCAATGTGTGAAATAAATCTTCCACGTCCACGAGTCCACCAAATTTCCTGTGCTAGCATATAGTCATCAACTACAACACTTTCACCAGTTTTTGAAACAACTTTGTATTGATGACGACCATAATCACCATCAGATGTCTCGGTGAAATATTGGGGATCTTCAGGTTGGATCAGTTCCATCGGTTGTTTTTCGGTGATTGTATTCTATCACATATTTCTCACAAACGGTGGTTTCACCACAATCTTCATAATGTTTTAATGTTCCACCAAGTTGGTTGGCAATGATTATTAAAAGTTGTTCTGTATCACTCATTTAACATTACCTGGTGATAAACTTTGAAAAATTTTAGAACAAGAATCAATAGCATAAGGTGCTCCATATACTCCAGAGAAAATATATGAAATACCCAACTTAGAGCAATACTTCTCAAGTTCCTGACATTTTGTTATGTCAGTATTACTATAATCAATAATAATATCACCCTCTTCAAGTAAAGGTAGTAACTCATCAAGTGTATCTTCTACCTTTACTTCTGGGAGTGTGATTTGAAAGATTCCAGGAATTCTACCAGCACTAGTAAACTTCTTAGCATCAGATTTAACTGCCTGAACAAGATACTCTATTGAGGTTACACATCCACTGATATATCCTGCTTCATATTGACCACAGGCATTCTCATAGCTACTGCTACTATACCCCCAAACTTCAATTCCTTTTTCAATCATACGGCGGGACATACCTTCACCAGTACGACCTAACCCAATCATTCCTACTTTCATACTCATTTGCAAATCGCTACTATTTAAGCACAGTGTAAATTGGTTGTCATCAACGTGTCATCAAAGACACATATTATTTTGAGTTTTTTGCATTGCCAATAAAGTGGTGTATGGAATCCATGCAGGTTCTTCGTCAGCAAACTGAACTTGCACTTCTCTAACATTCTGCTCTAAACATTTAGACCACACTTCACGGGTGTTTTTAACCACAGAGAAGGGATTATTAAAATTACTTTCCATCGTAGTAGTTTCCATAGTCATTTTCTTCCTCATCCCACTCATTGGGTTTCATTTCTTCTAGATCATTACGTATTTCTTTAATTCGTTTTTCAATGAATTTAAGACGTTCCTCAATCCTTTCCCAAGTTTCCATGTTAGTTCGTCTTTAATTTATCTTTTAAATCAAGAACCTTATTAACCTCATCAACCGCATTGGACATCCTATCACCTAAAATATTCATGATATCCTCGTAGATTACTTCATTATCCACGTAATCATCGAAATATGTGTCTAATGCTTCCTTAAGATATCTTTTACGATGCCATTCTGGGGAATATGGTTTGTAATCCATGATGAGAGTTTATTATAATCGTATTATACTACTATCTATTCCGTGGGTCAAGTCCCATATCATTAAGATATTCTGTCCACCAGTCTGGATCTCGTTTACACTTCCAATCAGGAACGGGTAAATTATGAAGCGAATACCACTCATTAATCGCTTCATCGATAGTCTGTGCGATCTGTAAATTCTTCTTCCTCTTCATCAACGTCTTCATATGGGTTTGCCACATATGGTCCGTGTGATTTTTTGGATTCTCCTTCGACATAAGAGTTTTCTGTGTTAACAGCAGACACCCATACAGCAAGTTTCATCACAATAAAAATAATAACCAGTGGTGTGAAGCAACCGATTAAAATTACTGGATTCATAGTAGATTATGCTCTTGAAAGTAGTGTAATGTATCTTTCAGTCCACCAATGTGTTTATATCCAATAGAAACTTGTGGATATTCAGCACCTTCACCAAACTCAGAAACAAATGCTCTCTGAGTAAAATGGTTATTTAATTTATATTCTTGTATTTGACTATTAAGTTTTTCTAAAAGCATTCTAGCACGTTCACATTCTTGACTTCCGTTCGTGTATAACACTATTGAGTTCATTAGTTCTCCTTGTATGTAATAGTTATTTGTTTATATACTTCATCTCGATTGTCACTATTATACACATTGCAACGTTCAATCTTAGCATCTAAGATCTTCACTACATTATCTATCTGTAAATTAACTACGAACTCTTTAAATACAGGAGTGAGTCCTATTTTATTAGATCCTGGTGTGTTAAAATCATCCATTATTCAATACCTTTAGGAAAGTCTTCAATCTCAGTCAGTTCATAATCCCAGTCTTCCATGACTGTGTTGGCAAGGAATCTATCAGATAGCATTTCGAGTTCTTTCTCAGCATACTCTCTAGTCTCTGCTTCCAACCAAACATCAACTACCTTACCAAGTCTAAGTTTCTTAATATCTAACTCAGACAATCGCTTACAGGCATCTCTCACGGCATTGCCAGGAGAGTCATCAACCTGTGATCGTAATCGGACAAATACTAATGCTTTGAATTTCATTATTAAATCCAGTCGGGTTTGTGATGTGGTAAACGTAGATAGTTATCTTTTACCCATGGTTTAGATGCAATATACATCTTGTAAGCAGTGAAAATATCAATGCTTGTATCATACTTATATTCATCAGGTCCTGCAAAGACAAAAGGAGTGTGATTACTCAACTTCGCTTGTGGAATAATGTGATCAGCAGCAATAAGAGTTCTAAAGCAGGTATGGATTTTTCCATACCGAGCAAAATACTCTTCACATAATGCCATGCCGTGCTCAAGCAACCATCTAGAGTTTTCTATAGTCTCATTTGCCCACTTGGTGCAGGGGTGATTACGAAACGCTCCCTTCTCTGTAGCATAGGGTGTGCCATCTGCCTTAGGCAAAGTGCCATAACCGTGCCCCCACTTATCTGAGGCAACGATAGAGAGCATCTGACAGGTCTCTAGAGGCATCTTAACGATGTGCTTGTCAGGTAGAACAGCAGCAGATCGCCAAGGTGACTCATCAGTCACAAAGATGTTCATTTTTCTTGATTCAACCAGCAAGGTTTACATAACGAATTTTTGTATCTTTTCTCAGATGGAACATAGCACCCGACCTGAGGACATTGATTCGCTGGAATCATCTTACCACACCCAGAGCATTTTGTCTCCCACATCTTCATAATGTTCTCTCTAATCGATTTTCTGCTTGATCTGGGAAATCTCTTGGTCTACTATCAGTAGCATTATCAGTTTTAGGTGAACCTTCGTTCGCCTTCATAGTATGCTGATAATTAGGTCTTGGGTATCTCATATAGAATGGATCAGGCATCCAATAAGTTACTTGCCATTCTTGTTCAGGACATAACTCAAGATGTTTCTCAACACTATGAGAGAAACTACCGAGTTGAATGTATCCGTCGTGAGTGATACATCTGCCGTTACCAGCATCAACCACGAACATCATCTTGCTACTCATAGCACTTTTTGCTCTGGGTTGAGGTTTTTGACAAATTGCACAGGATCCTTTTCAGACTTATGCACCCAATGATAGCGAATGCATTCAAACTCAGGATCCCAAGTCTGAACGCAGATATAATCAGATTTCATAATCTTTAATCAATCGTTCCACTTGTTTCTTATCACTACCGCAAGGAGCATTTCTTAGACACCTAAGAATTAATTCATTATCACTGATAGAAGGTTTGATTGTAAACCCCCATCTATCAACTTCACCTTCGACAGGTGCTTCGCAAGGATCAAATTCGTGTGGCATTATTATAATATGCGATAGTTGCGTGGAACTTATCTATAGGATCAATAGTCTCGCCTAATGCACTCCGTATTCTTTCTTTAACTTCTTCGTTACTGATCTCTTTCAAGATCTGTCGTAGTTCATCATCATCAAACTTGACGTAATAGTTGTCACGATGCTTCATTTCTTTCCCTCTCATCAAGTGCTTCATTTATAATTTGTTTCAATTCCTTACGTTCCTCTTCACTGAAAATTGTACGAATTTTCACTGGCATAGGATCATAACTACTTGGTTTCTTTGATTTACCAGGAAGACTCATTCCTTGTGTGTCAATTTTGTCTCTCATTTTACTTCTCCAATAATCCATGATTGCATACCAAATGGTGTATCAGCAATCAAAGTTTGAGTTTGTTCTGCTACTTCTTTTGGCACCACTAAACAAAATCCAATACCAAGATTGAATACATTACGCATTTCCTTCTCAGCAATGTCACCTGCTTTCTGGATCTTATTGAAGAGTTCTGGTCTCTGCCAAGCAGAGTAATCAACATCAACTGTAAGACCCATTGGAAGGCATCGTGGCAGGTTCTCAGGCAATCCTCCACCTGTGATGTGTGCCATACCTAAGATAGGAACCTCATCCAGTAGGTATTGAATAAGGCGAGCATAGATGGTAGTAGGTCTCAACAACTCAGGCATCTCCTTATAGAAGATCTTATTTTTCCACAACATATCATTAATGAGCGTATATCCATTGCTATGAAGTCCACTGCTCTCGATACCAATAACTACATCACCTGCTCTGATATTACTACCGTCAACAATATCATTCTTCTCTACAATACCAGTACAGAAACCAGCAAGGTCATAGTCAGTTGCTCTGTAATGTTCAGCAGTTTCTCCACCTATAAGTTCCATCCCTGCCATTGTGCAACCGACATTAATACCATATACAATATCACTGACGTTAGCATCAAGTGATTTGGCAGAGACATAATCTAAAAAATATAATGGTTTAGCACCAGAACA